GAGATATTGGTATTGTAGAAGATTTTAGTGATACCAATTCAATTGAAGATCAAGATATTGTTGATCAAGCAGAAGATACCATGACAATTTTGTCCAAATATATTGATGGCCTTGAACTGAATGTAGAATCAAATAAACTTAAATCAATTATGAAAGAAGTTTACATTGAGGCATTAAATACTGAAACCACAGAATGATTTTATTTCGTACACTTAGATGGAAAAATCTGTTAAGTACTGGCAATCACTTCACAGAACTAAAATTAAACAATAACACAAACACACTTGTAGTTGGTGCAAACGGATCAGGCAAATCAACCATGCTTGATGCGTTGTGCTTTGCATTGTTTGGTAAAGCATTTAGAAATATTAATAAACCAAACCTAGTAAACTCTATTAATAATAAAGATTGCGTGGTTGAGGTTGAGTTTGACACTAACAATAAATCATATAAGATTGTTCGTGGTATTAAACCTAATATTTTTGAAATCTATTGTAATGGTGAACTGGTAGATCAAGCCGCAGCCTCAAGAGATTACCAAGAGTATCTTGAAAGGTTTATTATTAAATTAAATTATAAATCTTTTACTCAAATTGTAATTTTGGGTAGTGCATCATTCACACCATTCATGCAACTCTCATCGACTGATCGCCGAGCAATCATTGAAGATTTATTAGACATACAAATCTTCTCAACCATGAATGGTATAGTTAAAGATAAATTGGCCAACATTAAAGATTTAACTACAAATAAAAAACATGAGATTGATTTAGAGCAACAAAAATATGATTTACAGAAAAAACATATTGATGATCTAAAACAAAATAATGATGAGAAGGTAAACGAATATGAAGGTGAGATTAGTAGTAATGCGAACACCATATCCACGTTGGCAGAACAGATTGAAGTGTTCTCTAACGAAGTTCAACAGTTACAAATACTCGTCAATGAGAAAGTTGAAACAGAGGCTAAGGTCAAGAAGATTACAAAACTTGAATCGCAAATTGAAAGCAACCTATCCAAATTTCGCAAGGATATTGGTTTCTTTCAACACAATAACGATTGTCCAACATGTAGGCAAGCCATTGCCATGGACTTTAAAGAGAAAGAACTTGCCTCACTTAACACTAAGGCCGAAGAATGTGGGCATGGTCTCCAAGAGTTAGAAAAAAAATTGGTAGAAGAACAAGCCAAACTAAGTTCAATTAATGAAACACAAAAGAAAATTCAAGAATTGCAAATTAAAATTGCTACCAATAATACTTCTATTACCGAAACAAACAAATACATTAAAAGATTAGAAAAATTATTGGTCGAATTAAAAAACAAGAGTTCAACTACCGAAAAAGAAGATGAAGAATTAAGTAACATAAATGTTACATTAACCGACTTAAAGAAACATTTATGTGACCTTATAGAAGAAAAAACTTATTATGAAGCGGCATTTAATTTATTAAAAGATACAGGTATTAAAACCAAGATTGTAAAACAATACCTGCCAATCATTAATAAGTTAGTAAACAAATATTTGGCTTCTCTAGACTTTTTTGTAAATTTTAATTTAGATGAATCATTTAAAGAAACAATCAAATCTCGGCATCGTGATGAGTTTACATACAATAACTTTTCAGAAGGTGAAAAACAACGAATCGATATGGCATTGATGTTAACTTGGCGTGCTGTTGCTAAGTTAAAGAATTCATCTAATACCAATTTATTAATACTTGATGAAGTGTTTGATTCTAGTTTAGATACCAATGGTACAGAAGAACTTATGAAAATTCTCCACATGTTGGAAGATGTAAATCTGTATGTTATCTCACACAAAGGCGATATACTACAAGATAAATTTAGCAACATTATTCGATTTGAAAAGATAAAGAATTTCTCCAAGGTGATAAAATGAGTGATGAACTATTAGTTATAGACACAAGTAAGGCAGTTTCACAGAATGAAGTTATTGAACCTTTGCCATTATATGGTGAAGGATTTGAAATGTTATACAAAAGTATACCTGAATATACCGATGTATTACCTAATCCATTGATGAATAAGTTGGTACAAAGACTTAAACTTACCATGAAACTTTATAACGGCATTGGATTATCTGCCAATCAATGCGGTGTTTACCAAAGAGTGTTTGTAATTGGCCATGGAGATTACCAATTGGTTTGTATCAACCCAAAAATTACTCATGTGTCGGAACAAATAGAAAAAGGTAATGAAGGTTGCCTCTCTTATCCAGCTTTATTTGTTAAAATAGAACGACCATTAGCAATCAATGTAGAATTTACTACCGAAACTGGCGAGAATAAACAATTGAAATTAGAAGGTTTAACTGCTCGATGCTTTATGCATGAGTTAGAACATATGAATGGTCAGTCTTTTATTCAACATGTAAAACCAGTTGCTTTAAGTGTTGCAAGAGATAAACAAAAGAAACGAATTAAGAAAGTTACCAGAGCGCAAAAGAATGGCATACGCATTTGATCCTAAAGATGATGTAGAAGTACAATGGCAGAAATGGCAAGAAGCAAATCCTGAAGATTCATTTACCAATGTAGATGAGGGACAACTGCGTGAAACGGTTATTAAAGATTTAACCTATGTTTCGCAAATGGATGTTAAAGAATACACTCTTTATCAAAAGTGGTGTGAAATTCAACAAAAGTATCCCACTAAAAGAATCAGAACAGTTTTTGGTGATGAAGAAGTGTTTCTTGTTGATCCAACTCAGCAAGAGATTGTTAATGAGATTAAACATAACATTTGGGTACCAGAAAATCCAGACTCCTATCTTGATCTTGAGCCTGTTTTAGAATATACGGATGATTCTGGCACAACCACCAAAATTGGTGTTGATGGTACTGAGATAAGTGTTGATAGAAAACGAAATAAAGAATTACCTGAAAAATGGAATACTATCAGAAACTTTATTTCAACAATGAAAAACAATAGTAATATTGGTCGCAATCTGAATTTCATTGTTAAAGATAATAAAACTGGTAAGTATCTTGGTGTAGTTTGTATCTCATCAGACTTTCTCGATTTAACACCTCGTGATGAGAAAATTGGTTGGGCTCGTGAATTAAAAACGCAAGGCAGTATGATCAATCACACAGCAATCGGCTCTACTATTGTTCCATTTCAACCACTAGGTTATAATTATGTTGGCGGTAAATTACTTGCTTTGCTCTGCTTGTCAGATGAAGTACAAAATTTATGGAAAAAACAATATGGTGATGTATTAGTTGGTGTAACAACAACATCGTTATACGGCAAAACCAAAGCTGGCGGTCTATCGCAATATGATAATCTAGATTATTGGCAACCAATGGGATTTACCTCAGGTTCTGTATCATTTGAACCTGAAAGAGATACTCGTTATTTGATTAGAGAATGGTTAAAGAAGAACCATACGAAAAAATATTTTGAATGGTATATTGCAAAGAAACCATCAGGTCAACCACACAAGCGTGACCATAAAAATCGATCATTGTCATTTACCTATTCTAAAATGAATGTGCCTAAAGAATTGATTAGAACTGAACATGCTAGAGGCATATATTTTAGTCCTTTATATGATAACTCTTATGAATTTCTGCGTGGTGAGATTAAAGAGGATCAGTTGATAAAATCATTCGATACCTCTTACGAAGCCTTAGTTAAGATTTGGAAAGAAAAGCATGCCAAAGGTCGAATTGGATTCCTAAAGAAAAAAGATAAAGTTTCACATGAAACCCTTTTCTACGATGATTTGATTTACCTGTCATGGGAAGAAACTAAGGCAAAATACCTACCTCAAGTAGGTCGGTAATAATAAAAAAAAGTGTTGACAAAGTAACACAAGTGTAGTATAGTATTAAATATGCGGTGTGTAATAGTACGGATTAAGACACCCTCTTAATTTAGGTGAGCAAAGCACCCCACCGCTCCAAACTTGCCTATAAAATTTTATTATTAAAATATCTTATAGCCGATCCTATATATATCCAACAACACTTCCAGACTGTTGTTTTTAAGCAACATAAGCCTTGACAATTGACTATTATTGTAGTATAATGGTTAGATAAAGTAAAAAAGGTATATAATTATGTCAAATTTTAGTGTCGAATCTAAATCTCAATT